AGGACCACCAGAATATTCTAGTGTAGAAAAAGATGAAGTAGGTGACGTTACTTTGCCTCATAATGAATTGACAAGATGGCGTACTAGAACAGGCCATCAAATCCTAATGCATAATACTGAAGATTTAATTTATATTGGAAATGCAAAAGGGTCAACTTGGATAGAAATGACCGCCGAAGGTAAGATAGATATTTTTGCTAATGATAGTGTTAGTATACACACTAAAAATGATTTAAACATTACAGCGGATAGAGATATTATTATGAAAGCCGGAAGAAATATAAGTTTAAAAGCTGGCAAAGACGGCAGAATAACAGCAGGAGAAGGTACACATATTAATTCTAAAACACATACTGAAACAGCACCTGACGGAATAAACATGAATGGACCTACAGCTAAAACAGCAGACGTTCCTCTACGTACACCACAACACGAACCATGGATGTCACATGAGAATTTGAATCCTAGAGAATTCACACCAGCTAAAACGGATGCTGATCCCACAGCAGGAAACACAGTAGACAACACAGGAAATAATTTTACAGCTGAATACAAAAAAGTAGCAGACACATTCCGTAAAGGAAGGTAAGGTAAATACGATATGAGCAATTTAGAAAAACAACTTTATAAACAAATAAGGGTAAAGGACAAAAAAAGTGTGAGAGCAGACATTCCTGGTTCTCGTACTTATAGAGGAATAAGCACTGTAAATGAAGGAAACTCCTCTAAGGTGTTGTATGATCTTTCACTTATAAAACAAGATATTTTAAATCATTTTCATATTAGACAAGGCGAAAAACTTAGCGATCCTGAATTTGGAACAATTATTTGGGACGCACTTTTTGAACCTTTTACTGGTGATATGAAAAATGCAATTATTGAAAATGTGTCAAACATTGTTAATTATGATCCAAGAGTAAAAGTAAACAACATTACAGTAGATCAGTACGAAAGTGGCCTGCAAATAGAGGTTAGTCTTGTTTATCTTCCTTATAATATTTCAGAAAATATGAAATTAACATTTGATCAAAATGCAGGCTTTTTGAATACATAATAATATACGTACATTACTCATTGAGCTAAATACGTTATAGAAGGAAGACATATGTCATCAACAGATAGACAAAATAGATTATTAGTAGCAGAAGACTGGAAACGCATATATCAGTCTTATAAAAATGCTGATTTCCAAAGTTATGATTTCGACAATTTGCGTCGGACTATGATCTCTTATCTTAGAGAAAATTATCCAGAAGACTTTAATGATTATATTGACTCAAGCGAATATCTTGCAATTATTGACTTAATTGCATTTTTAGGACAAAACCTAGCATTTAGAGTTGATTTAAATGCAAGAGAAAACTTCTTAGAAACAGCAGAACGTAGGGAAAGTGTGTTACGTTTAGCACGTTTGCTTTCCTATAATCCAAAAAGAAATGTTGCCGCTAACGGTTTACTTAAAATAGAAAGTGTTAGCACAACTGAAACACTATTTGACAGTAACAACATAAATTTAGAAACTCAAACAATTTTATGGAATGATCCTTCTAATCCAGACTGGAACGAACAATTTACAAAAGTTTTAAATGCGGCTCTGCCTGTAAATGGTACTTTTGGAAGACCTGTAAAAAAAGAAATTGTAAACGGTATTCCTACACAGCAATATAGATTTAATTCTACCAACGCAGATGTTCCAGCTTTTAGTTTTTCTAAAGCCGTAGACGGTTCAACTACACGATTTGAAGTAGTATCTACAGATATAGATGCAGGAACAATATTAGAAGAAGCTCCCTTTCCAGGAAATAACTTTGCATTTTTGTACAGAGATGACGGACGTGGACCTGCAAGTAGCAATACAGGATTTTTCTGCCACTTTAGACAAGGTACTTTAGATCAAGGTACTTTTAATGTTTCAAATCCTAGTTCTAATCAAACAGTAGCAGTTGATGCTACAAATGTCAACAACACTGATTTATGGCTTTATAAATTAGATAGTTTTGGAAACGAAATTGAACAATGGACAAAAGTAGAAGCAACTGAAGGTAATAATGTTATCTATAATAGTTTGTCTAAAAATATAAGAAACATTTTTAGTGTACTAACTAGAATAGATGATAGAGTAAGTTTAATCTTTTCAGACGGCGTGTTTGGAAATTTACCACAAGGCAACTTTAGGGTATATTATAGAACAAGTAAAAATGCAAGACTTGTAGTTGATCCTAAGGACATGCGTGGAATTAGTATTGATATTCCTTATGCATCAAAGTCTGGAAAAATTGAAACTATAAGCATCACTTATAGCCTGCAAGAAACTGTTGACAACGCAACAGTTTCAGAAACAAATGCTAATATTAGACAAAGAGCGCCTGCAACTTATTATACACAAAATAGACTGGTTACCGGCGAAGATTACCAAATTGGACCATTGGGTGTTAGTCAAGAAATAATAAAGACTAAATCAGTAAATAGAATTGCAAGCGGCATCAGCAGATATTTTGATTTGTTAGATGCAACCGGAAAATATAGTAAAACTAATTTATTTGGTACAGACGGAATAATATATAAAGAATTTATTACCAACAAAAATAAGTTTACATTTTTAACACAAACAGATGTTTCTGGCGTGATTTTAAATAATATTGAACCTATATTATCAAGCAAAGCAATGCGGAACTATTATTTTGTAAAATATCCTAAAGTAGATACTGACGATCTAAACATAACCTGGGTGCAGTCTACCAAAGATACAAACCTAAGCACAGGTTATTTACAAAATGTAAATGGTATAAAGCAGTTGCTCGGTACATTTACAACTAGTATTTTAAAATTAATTAGACCAGGAACAAGTTTAAAATTTATTGCACCAACCGGAAAACATTTTATGCCGGACGGAACTCTTATGAATGGAGCAGCTGATCATTTAAATTCTCGTACGTATAAATGGGTCAAGGTGGTAAGTGTAGAAGGAAACGGAACTATTGTAAATGCAGACGGTTCAGGACCAATGGTGTTTAACGATGTCATACCAAGCACTGCAAAACTTGTAGAAATAAAACCTTTTCTAGCACAAAGTTTAGAACAAGATGTAAAAACACAAGTTATAGATCAAATATTTGCATACAAAACATTTGGATTGAGATTTGATATAAATCTAGGACAGTGGCGTGTAATTACCGAAAACAACCTAAATGCAACAGGAGAGTTTAACACAGGTAAAACTGGTGATAATACAAATCAACAATTAGATGCAAGTTGGTTATTAAAATTTACTAACGACGGTGAAACATACACCATTGAGTCAAAAGCAAGTCGGTATGTGTTTGAAAGCGATCAAGAAATAAGATTCTATTTTGATAGTAGTGACAAAATTTATAATAGTCTAACAGGCAAAATTGTCAAAGATAAAATTACAGTTTTGAATAATAACAATAAACCAGATAGTGTTAATAGTTTTACTGTTGATATGGATTTTGAGATCACAGCAGAATACAGAGATGCTGAAGGTTATGTTAACAGTAAAAAAGTAGAAGTTACATTCTTTGACGAAGACGATGACGGCGTAGTTGATGATCCTGAAATTTTTGATGTTATTGTGGATGAAGATACGAATCCGCTTACTAAATATGTATTCCAAAAAAAGATCACTACAACTGACGGTGTAGATGATTATAATTATGTTGATAATGCAATAGAAAACATTGTTATTAAACAAAACGAAGCGTCTGTTGGGGCCTTAAGTGCTTACACAAATGCACAAATATTTTATCTTGTAGACAGTGATATATTTAAAAAGTATGATTCTACACTTGGTACTTTAGGATTACTAACAAATTACAGATCATATATAGGAAGAGATAAACTTAAATATCAATATGTACACGCGGCAGATGATAATACACGTATCGATCCTAGTTCAAGTAATATAATTGATACATATTTGTTGACTAGATCGTATGATACAAGTTTTAGACAATATATTGACGGAACTATTACAACAAAACCTTTAGCGCCGTCAAGCGATAATTTATTTCAGTCGTACGGTATAGAAATTAATAAAATAAAATCTTTAAGCGATGAAGTAATTTATCATCCAGTAAAATATAAAATATTATTTGGCAATAAGGCTAGTTTAGATTTACAAGCATCTTTTAAAATTGTTAAGAATCCTGATTTAGTTTTAAATAATAATGATATAAAAAGTAGAGTTATTAGTTCTATTAACCAATTCTTTGCATTAGAGAATTGGGAGTTCGGCGAAACTTTTTACTTCAGTGAATTATCAACATATGTAATGAATGAATTATCGCCTGATATTGTTACATTTATTATTGTTCCAACACAAGCAACACAAACTTTTGGTTCGCTTTACGAAATAAAATCAGAAGTAGACGAAGTCTTTATTAGCGGAGCAACAGTTGATGATTTGGATATTATAGATGCAATAACAGCAACTAAAATAAGTGCATCGGGCACAATCACTGAAAACAGCATATCTGCAAATACAGGTATTCAAAGCTCTTCTTCAAGCAGTAGCAGTAGCAGTAGCAGTAGCAGTAGCAGTAGCAGTAGCGGAGGTAGTAGTTACTAATGTCATACGATAACGATCAATCTGAATCGCCGCTTCCAGGTGGTAACGACACTATTAGAAGAAAAAGTGAAGATCATCTACCTAGGTATTTTAGAACACCGCATAATAAAAAATTCTTATCTAGTACATTAGATCAACTTATACAACCAGGAGTTGCAGAAAAGTTAAATGGATATCTTGGACGCAAAGTAAGTAAAGCATTTACTGCTAAAGATAATTATATAGGCGCAGTAACATCTGATAGAGAAAATTATCAATTTGAACCAGCTTCAGTTATAAAAGATGATCTAGGTAATGTTACATACTACAAAGACTACAATGATTACATCAACACAGTTGGTAACTTAGGCGGTTCAACAGTCAACCATAGTAGGTTAAATGCTCAAGAAGATTATGCTTGGAATCCGCATGTTGATTGGGATAAACTTGCAAACTATAGAGAATATTATTGGTTACCCAATGGACCAGACTTGCTTACTATTACAGGTCAAACAAAAGATATAGTAAGTACATATTCAGTTGGATTAGGACAGAACGTTGATAATGTAACTTATGTATTTTCTCCTGATGGATTAACAAACAATCCAACTATAAAGTTGTATAGAGGACAAAAGTACAGATTTAGTATAGATACTCCTAACCACCCATTAGCATTTGCTACAAAGAAAAGTTTTACACCAGGTGAAGCGGTAATTGTAGAAACTACAGAAGGTGTTCGTAGTTCTGGAGTTTTTGATGTTGTGTTGTATGATCAAGACGGTACAGCATATGATGCAGGTGGCTTCATTGTAGATCCGGTATCACAAGCAGAAGCATTAGCTAGTGTACAATTTGGAGATGCAACAAACACATCGTTAATATATAGTACAGGTGTAAGCAAAACCGACGAAGACGGCAATACAATTACAACAGTATATATTGAAAAAGGAATTATAGAATTTACAATTCCTGATACAGCACCAGATTCACTATATTATATTTCTAAAAATGATCCTAACGTATCTGGTTTCATGCAAATTTTTGACATTGAGGAAAATACAGCAATTAATGTTGAAGCAGAAATTTTAGGTAAACAAACCTATACAACTAGTACAGGTTTTGATTTATCAAACGGCATGAAAGTAGAATTTGCAGGTGAAGTTACTCCAGCAAAATATGCATCTGGTCAATGGTATGTAGAAGGTGTTGGTGACAAAATTAAACTAGTTAGACAAGATGATCTAACAGTTAGTGGAACTTTCACTGACAACATAACAGTTCCGTTTGATGCCCAAGGATTTGATTTTTATCCATTTAGTGAAGCACTAGGATATCCAAGCAAAAAAGATTACATTGTTATCAATCGTGCAAGTCCAGATGGAAACTTGTGGAGTAGATATAACAGATGGTTCCATAAATCAGTAATTGAAACTAGTAGTAGATTTAGTAACAATCCTTCGAAACTTTTAGAAGACTCTCGTGCAAATCGACCTATTATTGAATTTGAAAAAGGCTTAAAATTATTCAACTTTGGTACTAAGTCAAAAATAGATGTAGACTTAGTTGATACTTTTACAACTGACATATTTTCGACTATTGAAGGTAGTGCAGGTTATAATGTTGACGGTATTAATTTAACAAATGGTATGCGTGTTTTATTCACTGCTGACACTGATAAGCTAGTAAAGGGTAAAATATATAAAATTAGCTTCATAAAATTTAAGAATAATACACAAATATCTCTTGTAGAAGAAACAGACACAGTTCCGGTATTAAACGAAAATGTTTTTGTAAAATTTGGAACTGCTAATGGCGGTAAATTTTATAGTTATGACGGAACAGATTGGAAGCAAAGCCAACAAAAAACTGCTATTAATCAACAGCCGTTATTTGACATGTTTGACAAAAATGGAAACGCTTTTGGTGATACAACAAAATTTAACTCTACAACTTTTTCTGGAAATAAAATATTTTCTTACAAAGTCGGAACAGGAACTAATGACACTGAATTAGGATTTCCTTTGTCTTATAGAAATATTACAAACACTGGTGATATAACTTTTAATTTTGATTTAACAAGTGATGAATTTACATATCAAATAGGAACAGTATTATACACAACAAAAACTGATACAGGATTTCTAAGAAAATATACTGATATTAGTACGTTTGGATATGTCAATGGATGGTTAAAAACTAGTAAACTAAGTAACCAACCAATAATTAGACAATATATTTACGACAACACAACCGACAATTTTTTTATTGACGTTTACAATGACATAGATTATATTAATGATTTGTGG